TTAAAGTTTTTAGCATTTTATAAAGAAATGACTTCGTACAAGGCGTTTAATGAAATGTATACACAGTTCCTCAATGAACTTGCTCAGACCTTCCCTGAGGAACCAAGTATCGCAAAAGTGCTTAAAAAACATCAGGACGAGCGGACTTATAAAAAGGTGATGAACAAGCTCTCCCCATGGGCGCAGCAAATTATGGAAAAGGATTCGAAGTTTTTTTGCGAGGAGAATGAGTTTGCTGCTGTTTTGAACCTTCATGAGTTGTGGAAAAAGGAGGATGTGTCTGATGCGACACGACAGGCCATCTGGCAGTACATTAGTTCCCTGTATGGGTTCGGAGTGACTCTGCAAATGATTCCTCCGGGTTTCATGAACATTATTGAAAATGAAGCTGAAAACTGTGCAAAGAGTCTGCAAGAGAGTGGTGGGGAACTCAATGAGGCGGCGATCATGTCTGCGGCTCAGAGTATGATGAGCAAGCTCTTGTCTGGTGGAGGTTTGCCAGGACTTCCCGGACCTGGAAATAAATCTCGATAAAATACAGAATGGATCCAAGAGAGATATTTGAGCCAAGCGAACTTTTAAGTTTTTGGCCAACTGCGACTCAGACCGCCAAAGAGCGTGTGTACTCAACAACTCGTTTCATCGTGTATGCGTCAATACTCATTTACTTTATCAACCGTGATCCTCGTATATTTGCACTTGGTATTCTTGCATTGGCCATCTTGTACTATCTCTGGACCATGAATATGATTTCTGATGGAAAGTTGAGACCATCTTCTACAGATGGAAGAATTCCAGGACCTCTGCGGTCCGAGGTGACTCTTCCAACACTTGACAACTCCATGGGAAATGTACTCATGAGCGACTACGCAGACTACCCAGATCGTCCAGCGGCTGCATGGTACCCAAGCATGCGTGCAGAGGTTCAGACAGTCTGGAGCCAGATTCACCCATTTGAGCGTCAACGAGATGCCGAACGCAATTTCTACACTGTTCCCGCAACAACCATTCCAAATGACCAGGCAGCCTTTGCATACGGTGCTTATGGGAAACCATTTGCACCAAAGTGTCACGACCAGGGAGGTGCTTCATGTGACCCAGATCGCTTCTACTCCGCCTTCCCCGAAAGACCACAGATGCGTGCAGGAAACGGCAGGTAAAGCAAATAAAATATGTGTTGATAGTAATAAAATGCCAACTCTGGACTACAGTCCTTTGGTTTTAGAAAAGGGTGTGTGGTACGGCCCTGCTCAAGTTGTTCTGGCAGATAAAACTGATGTTGAAAGCACTCTTCGTGAGCAGACAACATCAGCATGGAAAAAGGGATGGTCCGAGAAGGCTTATGACTTTCCCAATACTTATGTAAACTTGCCTCTGCGTGTGCTCAGCTGGAACCCCATCAACACATGGGGAGCTCTTCAGAATGAGCGTTTTGATCAGAGATACAAGCGCTAAAAAAGATATCTTATTAATAATAATGGACCCACTGGCGGTTGCAGCTGTGGTTGGTCTTGTGTTTGCTGGAAAGCGCCTCGCAGACGGGAGAAGTGACAGTCCCGAACGCACGGCTCGTCGCCCAGTAACCACTCGGCCCTTAACTCGCAAGGATATTGATTTGATGTCAAATTCTCGTGACCATGCAAAAGACTTTACAGATGTGTTTAACACAACCCCTGATGTCGGTCGTCGCATCGGCGATTGGCGTCTCCAGCCAAAGGAGGCTGTTCCAAGTCTCCAGGACATTACCCAGACAAACACTCGCTTTCCATTCGGCCAGCCCGTGTATGATTTGTACAACCGTCAATATGTTACAAACAAGATGAACAACACGAGTCCACTTGAAGCACCAAACCCCATTGGTCCAGGTCTCGGTGTTGGTCCAAATGTCAAGGCGGCTGGTGGTTTCCACGATTACTTCCGTGTGTTGCCAAACAATGTGAATGAGGAAAAGCTTACAACTCTGGAAGGTCGTCCAGGTCCACCCAACCCTGTGGTGAAGAACGGAGGCGCTGCATACATTGGCGACATTACACACAATGCCGCACAAACAAAGACGGCGTACCGTTCTCCAGGCGCATATGGTGGTGGTGGTGCCCAAGGCGCACTTGTGGGTGCAGAGGGTCGCCCAGACTTTATCAAGACTCGCAAGACGACTCGGCGCCAAGAAACTGGGTTGCGCACGGATACCCTATCAGAGGGTCCACCAAGCTACTTTATCAACCAACCATACGCTGTTGGAACATCTGCATACACTGATACAACTCTCACACGCTCAAGCGGTGATCGTTCAAAGCCTGATAGATCTGCCAACCCAGCACGCATGAATGTGCGCAACGACCCAGTCAACCAAGTCGGTGCCGCAACTCAGCTGCGTGTCGAGTCTCGCATTCTTCCAGCACCTCCCATGGGCCCCACCGGTTCAAACCAAGGTCGTGGATATCTTGGTCCTCAATATGATGACCCACTCAATGAGCACAAGCCAAACACAAATCCAAGAGGAGAAAAACCATTTTTGGATGTCGCCATCCAGCAGCTAGACAAGAATCCTTTAGCATATTCTTTAGCAGCTCCTCCTCGTCAAGTCACAGTGAACTGAAAAAAATATCAATAGAAAGTAAATGTCTGGAGGTGTAGTTCAACTTGTCGCCGTCGGACCTCAGGACGCTTGGTTAACTGGCAAGCCTGAAGTGTCGTTTTACCGCTCAAATTACAAGCGGTACACGCACTACTCCAACTCTGTGGAGCGTCAGGTAATTCAGGGTGCTCCCATTGCCGGTGGTATTTCTACCATTCGTTTTGAGAAGAAGGGTGATCTGTTGAGCTATGTGTATTTCACGGCCCGTGATAACAACGGTGCCGGTATTGTCGGTCTTGATTGGTCCAAGGTGATTGACAAGGTGGAGCTGCTCATTGGTGGCCAGATTGTGGACACCCACGACTTTGAGTACATGTCTGACATTGAGCCCATCGTCGGCGCTCGCAGCTTTTCCGAGCGGTACCTGAACCTGAACCCATCTGGTCTAACCAATCAGACGGCGTCTTTCTTCCCCCTCAAGTTCTTCTTCTGCAAGGAGTGGTCCGTTGCACTGCCCCTGATTGGTCTGCAGTTCCATGATGTGGAGATTCGCATCACCTGGTCTCCTTACCTGGCTCAGAACATCACCATCGGCTCCACCACAACTCCTGTCCTCTCAGCCCAGCCAAATGCCCTGGCAAACATCATCTCCAGCACCATCACTGGCACATCCAACACTGCCAACTTGGTGTTGACGCAGACGACCGGACCTCTGTTCCCCGGTATGATGCTCGTGTCCGCAACATCTAACCTGCAGACGAATGTGGCTGTTATCCAGTCCTTCTCCAACGCATCTGCAAACACTCTGGTTGGTTTCTCCAATGTGGTGGTTTCCTTTTCTAACGCAGCTACCGGAAACATCACCGGTTTGTTCCAGACCAGCGGTGGTCTTGTGAGCGCCTACGCCCCAGTGGCTACCGGAACCGTGACACTTGCAGGTGCCGCCGGAACTTCTGCAGTCACCTCAAACACAATCAACCTCAGCAATGTTGCAAGCCCACTGTTATCTGGAGGCGTACAGATTGGTCAGTATGTCGCCGGTCTGCCATTCACCGGCCCAGTGTATGTGTCTGGTGCAACAAGCACGACTGTGACGGTGTCCTTCCCATCCCAGACTATCGGCCCAGTGCCCGCTGGTACTATTGTGTCTTTCTTCACAGGCACTGCCGTTACAAACACTCCTTACTCTCAGCTGCAGTACCTGGCCTGGTCCAACTTCGTGTACCTTGACCAGAGCGAGCGTGACTGGTTCGCCAAGGAGAAGCAGGACCTGCTGATTACCCAGGTGCAGCGTGTGGTGCTCGGCTCCAACCCCGTGCAGGAGTTGGCCCTGGCACAGCCCATCAAGTTCCTGGCCTTCCCATCTATCAACTACAGCCAGATCTACGCCAACGGCGCTGGTTCCGCAACCGCTGCAAACTACCAGCTCAAGACCCAGGTCAACGGCGTGGATGTCGGCGACTCTCGCCACATGGTGCACTGGGTCGATGTGCCACAGTACTACAACACGCCATACGGCTACATCCACAATAACAACACTGCAAATGTTGCCATCATTTCTTACTGCTTGGACACGACCAAGCTGCAGCCCACCGGTACACTGAACTTCTCTCGCCTCGATAACTTCCGTCTGGTCGTGCCATCCACCCTGTCAGGCGGTGTTGCTGCTCTGGCCAACCCCAACATCAAGTACCCAGTGCAGTACCTGTACGCAGTCAACTACAATGTGTTCCGTATTCAGAATGGCCTCGGCTCGCTGCTATACGCATCTTAAACTATTTGTTAAAAATAAATGCATTGGCTCATTTTAGCCATAATTGTTTGTATTGTATTTCTTATTACTTATAATCCACGCTCGGGAAGATTGAACAATTTTTTTACTCAACAAGTATTAGTAGAGGACAATGCCCAGAGAACGGCACAAAGCGATAGCGATACCAGTCTCCCACGTGAATAATGTTCCATACTTTCTGTTAGTGCATGACAAGCGCTACAAAGAATGGACCTTCGTGACCGGCGGTTGCCGCCGGCGAGAAATCTTTAATCCACTTCGATGTGCGATTCGAGAACTCGAAGAAGAAACCCGTGGGACGATAAATTTAAAAAGAGGTTGTTATGCCTATTTTAAATTCATCACAACCACCCCTGAACCTCGGGACATCGAGGACGGGGTCGATGTTATAAACCACTATCATGTGTATGTCTTTGATCTTCCAATGACAACACTTGAACACAAACACATTGTGAAGAGATTTGTCGAGGAAAAGGAGAAAATGGAGGGAAACCAAGTTCCTTTCCGCAAAAACTATGACGAGAATGACGAGTGTAAATTTGAAAGTCTGGAAGATGTTTCAAAAAACTCAAACCTGTGGCCCATGATTCGCCAGCATGTGATTTGGAATCCAGAGTTTTATCAGGCGATATCGTGCGCAAACAAAACACCGTTTAATTTGCGTTAATATACTATAGGATGACTGTTTCAAAGACAGATTTGGCAAGAAAGCTTCTAAAGCTCTGTAATGATACGACAACAGACCCTCAGAAGCTTGCCGATGCAATGACAGTCAGGAAGCTTCATTATGAAATTGAAAAGGCTGAAGCAGAACTCGAGGAGATAGAGACAAAAATAAAGGAGGCCAAGGAAAAAGAGACGCAAAAGAAAAAGCCAAAATCCTTTTGGGCATTTCTAACAATGGATGACTCCGAAGATGAGACTTAGAGTTGACATGCGTAGTAAAAGTAATGATTGAAAAATGGAAAGTTCCCCGAGGAGGTGGAACTCATGTTCTTATGGATGGAGGAGTCTTACTCGTCCCCCCAGAAGAAACACTGGAATTTTATCAGGCCTATGTCCAGGCAATCAATTTTGGATCAAAATTGTTTGTGGTTGAGCAAAAGACGGATCGTTTCAAGTTTTTCATAGACTTTGATTACAAGTCTCGAGAGAAATTGACCGATGAAGACTTGATTCAATTTTGTACCATAATTCATGAGACACTTGGGGGTGACAAGGTTTCAGAGTGTTTGATTGCTCGAGCACGACCAAGAGCAATTGCAGACTCTTTGATTAAATCGGGAGTTCATGTGCATTGGCCAAGACTGATTGTGAACAAAACAGAGGCTATGAATTTAAGATCAAAATTGATTCAGGCACTGGGGGATGGACCTTGGGACACGATCATAGATGCCTCAGTCTATGGAGGGTCTGGACTCCGGATGCTCTGGTCACA